AACTCTCCGTCGGGCTTCGCTCCGATCGCAGCCTGCACCAACGCGACAGCCGGACCTTTGGAGCCGAGCTTGACCGGCTGGCCCGGATAGTCAAACTTGAGTCCGTCGCTGATTTCACGGGTGGGGGTGGGGGCAGGTGCGCCTGCGAGACTGGCGAAAGCCTCCTCGTAGTAGGCGGGATTATCGGCGTGAGTGGGGGCGATCTCCACATGGAACCAGTCGCCACCAGGAGCCGAACCGATAGACGGCTTCTTGTACACCGTCCACACGGCCTTGTCGCAACGCCAGCCTCGTCCGTGCGGTCCAGGGAAATAGTCGTGGATTTCCTCGACTAGGAACAGTTCGGCGTTCGCCACCCAAAAGTCGACGACTTGACAGGCGGTGTTGTAGTCGCCGAAACCTTTGCCTTTGTGGCTTCGCCACGACAGGTCGGCGGCACGTCCGGTGCCATGAACAGACGGTTTCGGGGTTTTCAACGCCGGGTTCTTCATGTTGCGAACCGACCAGGTGCCGTTGTTCCACACACCGTTGTTGAAATGCTTGATGGTGAGTTCGACAAACTTTTCGAGTCCGGCTCGTTTGCCGGTGGCGTTCGCGTCCCAACCTGTGTATTTGCGTCCCATTCTCGGAACGCTAGCAGGTGAAACCGGTCAGTTGTCCACGGTTGTCGCCCGAACGAACATATAGCAGTTGTCGGGAAGCACTTCCTGCAAGGTCTTCATCACGTCGTAGACGACCTGTTCACCACCGTCGATCGGCGGTTCGTCCCCTTCCGGCGACTTGTAGCCGGGGATTTCCGGTGGCAAATGGTCAACGGTGACGGCGAGAACCAGAGTGGCTCGGACGGTGGGCATTGGCAGGCTCCTTGTTAGTCGTCTTTACGGTTGCCTCTTGTGGCAACGATGCCGACGGCGGCACCAACCAATGTGTAACAGATCGGCCCGAGGATTTCAAGCATCGCTTTGTCGTTCGGCGATTGGGCGTCCAAAGGCTGGACGACGAACAGGAGTCCCCACAGCATGGTGACGACGATCAGACCGACGATGACGATCAGCCCGATGCCGACGTAATACCGCAGGCGAGCGTCCAGCTCTTGGGCGGTCATCCGCTCTTTACGGGGTCGGGACGGCATCCGTTCCCTGACATTCGGCTGTTCCGGCGTTGGCTGGGTTGTCACAAGGGTACCTGTACCTGTCTGAACATTGGCTCAATACGGCACAAACTAGCACGATTACCGCGCTCGAGAGTGTCTTTCGGGTCAAAGTCATGGCAACAGTCTAGTCGTCGGAGAGCAGCTGGGAGCCAACATAGAAGGCGATGCTTGCCAGCGAAATGATGAGAGCCTGAGTTCGGGTTTCGCCGGACAAGGTGATGAGGACGAGGCCGAGGGATCCGGCCATCACCCCGGTTTCGATGACGACTTTGGGTAGTTTCTTCATGGTTTTCTCCTGCTGCTGGTGGGGGCGGGGATGGCAACCAGGGTGGTTGCTGTGACGGCGACGAGGGTTCGTCGGGTTCCCACGTCCACGACCGAGCCGAGCGGAACGTAGGTGTCAAACTGGCCGGAGAACACGTCAATCTGCGACTCAAACTCGGCTTTCACTTCGTCAGGCGCGTCTGACAGTACGGCTGACAGTTGTTCGGCTTCCGCGTCGGTGAGCGGAGCGTCGGCGATAGTGGCGATCAGGTCTTCCACCTCGGTTTCTGACAGGTCGTCAAAAACGGTGGGGTCTGCTAAGACGCTGGTCAGAGCCTCATTCTCGGGTGGGAGGCTGCTTGTCGGTGGGGTGGTTAGCCCGGGAACGGAGGTAGTTGTCGATGTCTCCGACGAGCTGGGCTGGGTCGTAGTCGTCGAGGTCGTTGTGCTCGTCGTCGTCGGTGTCGTTGTAGGAGCCGAAGAGACGGTCGTACTGGTTGACGGCCCAACGGTAGAGGTCGTGGTCGTCGGGGCCGATGTAGTGGACGAAGATGATTCCGGGAGCGGTTCCGTGGCAGGGACAGTCGTCGACGGGGCAATGGTAGTACTCGTCGTCGTCGGGACCGTGGATGTTGTGGTGGGAACCCATGTTGTGGTCGTCGCCTCCGGCAGAGTGGTTGTGGATACCACAGTAGTGGTTGTGCTGGTTGTGGTGGTGGATGTTTCGTCGGGTGTCGAGTTGATGTCCAACGTGTACGACGTGCCATACCAGGCGTCAGGGTTTCCGCAGCAGACGCCGGTGCGAAGCCGGTAGGAGCCTGCCGGAACCGGATGTTCGATCCAAGAGTCCAGCCCGAACCAGTCGTCGTTCTGGGTGAGAAGGTTGCCGTCGGAGTCGTACAGCCACAGCATCGAGTCAATCCCGTACTGTTGGGCGTATGACCGCACCTTGAAGACGACCGGCTCAGAGAACGTGAACCACAGGTCGTTCGCCCCAGTCACCGTCACTTCTTCTGCTCGAGCAGGCTGAACCCACGCAAACAGGCAAACTAGCAGGACTGTTAGACGCGGTACATATTTCACCGCATCAGATTACAACATCACTTTTTTGCGTTGCGGTGCAACAGGCCGTCAAGCGTTTTGATCGCCCACGCCAGTTCCTGTTCCTCTTCCAAGCCTCGAGGGGTGCATCGGGTGAGAAACTTGTAGATCACTTTTGCCAATCGCACCGGGATGTTCATCGTCGACCTCGAGAAGATAGATGACCTTTTGGACCATCTTGACAGGGATGTGGAGAACCGAGTCTACACACGCTTCCGGGGTCCAAGATTGGGTGATGGAGATGTGTTTCGTTTTGCCACCCGATCGGCGATCCAGCAGGAATCCGACGCTGAACACTTCGTACGGGCCGTCGTCTTCCATCTCGTCTAGGCGCGTCCATTGGCTGGTGCCAGCGTGTGCGTCGTGCCAGATGACGAGAACCGGTTTCACCACTTTTCTCGCTTCCTGTCAAGGCTGAATACGGGTGCCTGAATGGTAATGCCATGTTCGGGGGTGACGATGGCGAGAGCCTGCTGTGGGGGTTCATGGCCGAAGTTGGACACCCAAGCGTATTCGTCGGTGCCTTTCAGGCTGCCGTTGACGATCAGACCGGGGGTTTGGATCAGCTGATGCCAATGCCCCATCCACAGGGTGGTGAACGGGGTGCCGGTGTCGTTGGCCCGTTGGGCTTTCCGCGCTCGCATCCGCATGATCGGAGGCCAGATACCGCCGATACCGCCACCGCCGGACACTTGGTCGCCGTGGGTGAGCAGATGGTGGGTGCCGTAGATGGGGATCAGGCAGTCGGTGTTCTCTCCCACTTGGAAGGTGAACCGCTTGTCGGAGCCGAGGTGGCGTTCGATCATCTTGGCGAGAAGCCAGTCGAAGTTGGTTCTGGCCCGCAGTTTGGCTCGAGGTTTCCGGCTCATGCGCCCGTGGTTGCCCATCACCGCTGCGACATGGACTTTCCCAAACTCGTCGGCGAACATGGTGAGTGCCGCGCACAGTTGCTCCGACCAATGGAGCAGGGAGCCGAGCATCGTGTCTTCGTTCGTTTGGGCGAGTTCCTCATGGATGTCGCCGGAGAAGATGTCGCCTCCCAGCATGATGACCACCCCGTCGTAGGTGACCCCGGCGAGATAGTGGCGGGCGATCTTGATCGCGTTCTGCGCCCATGCCTGTAGCCGAAGTTCGGCGATCTTGCGGTTGTAGGCGTTCAGCCCACCCACTTCTTCGGGCAACACCACCTCGTCGAAATGGGTGTCGGACAGCAGGAGCGTCAGGGTGGCGTGTTTCTTCCGGCCTGACGGGGGTGTGACCAGCCATTTCGGGGGTTGCAGGGTGGTGCTGGTCGCCGCGTCAATCAGGTTGAGGGCGCGTTCCAGTTCCTCAAGCCGTTCGATCAGTTTCAGGTTTTCGGCGTTCGCTTGGTCGCGTTGACGGCGTATCCGGTTGACCGAAGTCAGATCGTTGTTTTCGGCGTTGATGTCGTCAGCGAGACTCACAGGAGCATTCTTTCTTCCGGTGGCGGGGGATGGCTGACTGTTTCACGTCGTAACCCCGGTTGCGTAGGGCGCGGGCGATCGCCGAATGCTGGATGTTTGAGTCGGCGAAAGCGGCCTCGAGGTCGGTTCGGTCTTGGGGGGTGAGGCTGGCGAGAAGTTGGCCGACCCAACAGTTCGGGCCGGATCCGCGCCCGTTTTCGTGGCGTATGTCGTCAAGCAGGCTTTGTTTGGTCATGTTCCCTCCTGGCAGGTGTTGAGGTCAGCCTATTGGATTACGGCTCCGGGGTGGTGGAGGGTTCCCACGGTTCGGGGGTGTTGCCTTGCCTGCCCGATTCTGAGGCTTCATCTATTATTGAACCATTCTCAACAGGCAGCCCTAACGCCACGCGGGCGTTGTCCTCGCCATCAAACCATGACCAGCCATCGATGGGGTAGGTGTGGTCGGCGTGGGTTTCGGCGCGTAGTTCGTAGTCTTTGTTGAGCACAAAGTTTGGGCCGTACAGCAGAATACCGCCGTCGTTTTTGTAGAAGCCTGGGTTCATCCTACGACCGTCCATCCTTTGGCAGTTGCAATTGCGGGGTTGTCGGTGGCGGTTCCCCAGTTGCCGGTGACAGACAAGGTTTGGGCGCTGACGGTCGGGAGGGCTGTGTAGTAAGCGTTGAGGTAAGTTGCGCTTAGTTTGCAGTATTGGATGCTGTGAGTGAATTTCATGTTGGTTGCTGAAATAGATTGCAGGCTGGGACAATTGTTGAACATGCTGGTGTAGGTGCCGCTGCCGTAAGCGCTTGCGCCGCTTAGCCCTGTCACTGACTGCAAGCCGTAACAATTGTTGAACATCTGAGCCATGTTGGTGACGGCTGCCGTGTTCGCCAGCGACACCGACTGCAAGCCGTAACAACTATAAAACATGCTGTTCATGTCGGTAACGGCTGCCGTGTTTGGCAGCGACACTGACTGCAAACCATAGCAGGCAAAAAACATAACGCTCATGTTGGTGACGGCCGACGTGTTCGGCAAAGACACTGACTGCAAACCAAAGCAGGCAAAAAACATGCCGCCCATGTCGGTGACGGCTGCCGTGTTCGGCAAAGACACTGACTGCAAGGCATTACAACCGTCGAACATGTTCGACATGTTGGTGACGGCTGCCGTGTTCGCCAGCGACACCGACTGCAAGTTGTAACAACCGATAAACATCTGAGCCATGTTGGTGACGGCTGCCGTGTTCGGCAAAGACACTGACTGCAAGCTGTAACAACTGCCAAACATGCCGCCCATGTCGGTAACGGCTGCCGTGTTCGGCAAAGACACCGACTGCAAGCTGTAACAAGCGTTGAACATGCTGTTCATGTCGGTAACGGCTGCCGTGTTTGGCAGCGACACCGACTGCAAGTTGTAACAACCGCCAAACATGCCGCCCATGTTGGTGACGGCTGCCGTGTTTGTCAGCGACACCGACTGCAAGTTGTAACAAGCGTTGAACATGCCGCCCATGTCGGTGACGGCTGCCGTGTTTGGCAGCGACACCGACTGCAAGCCGGTACAATTGTTGAACATGCTGTTCATGTTGGTGACGCTCGACGTGTTCGGCAAAGACACTGACTGCAAGCTGTAACAAGCGTTGAACATAACGCTCATGTTGGTGACGCTCGACGTGTTCGGCAAAGACACTGACTGCAAGGCATTACAATTGCTGAACATGCGGGCCATGCTGGTTATCGAACAGGTGCCGATAAAAGCAAAGTTTTCTAAGCTCAGGTGATTAATGTTCACACTCGATGCAGACATTGTGAAAGATGTGATAGATGAACCCTGGGCGCTTATTTCAACAATTTGCGACGAAGCGGAGGAACTAGTAACACTTGCATGCCTTAGGTTGAAATTGACCCCTGTAATGTTGCCAGTAATTCGGACTCGAGCTTGGCGATAACCCCTTGCTGACAAGTTCCCATAACTGGCCCACAAGAACTGTTTGGCGACCGACGTGCCTGAGGCATACGAATTGCTTGTGCTATTGCCCCAATCAACCGTAAAATTGCCGGATGATGTCGTAACGCTGAACTGAAGAAAGTTTGAGTCAGGTTGATAAACGGCGTACAGAAAACAGATTTCTGTCGCTGCAACCGGAGTGGTATCTAGCCAATCTGATGGCCTAACCCAAGGCATGCCCTCGGAGTTGCGAAGGTATTTTTGGGGTCGGCTGACGTTGGGGAGAAAGTCATCGACCACACCAGTGCGTTGCGTGCGTTGGGCAAACCTTGACATTAGGCAATCTCGTTGACGTATCCGCTGATGTTGACTTGGCTTGCAGTATCGGCAAACGCCCGGACAACGAGTGGCGTTGCGTTTCCTTTCAAGATGAGGCCAGGGACAACAACAACAAGACCGCTCTGCGCTGGCAAAGCGAACGTGATGTAATCATTCGGGCTGGTTGTCCCACCCCATTGAATGGTCACGGTGCGTTGAACGCCTCCAGGGTTGCTGGCATACAGCCAGATTTCCTGAAATGTGGTGGCGGTGCTCGATCCAGTGTGGATGGTGGTGCCAGGCGAGCTGTTGGTGGCGACCAAGATGGGTCGTCCATCGGTTGATCCGCTGAGTATTTTTTTGCTGAACGTAGCCACTGGTGCTCCTAACTAAAAACCTGGTTGGCAAGAATGTTCTGGTCGTCTTCAAAGTTTGGCATCACCGAGATGGTTTGCCATTCAAGGCCAGTTGATGTTGCCGAATTAGCGGCCAAGAACTGGCCGTTTGTTCCGACCGGCAGCCGGGCTGCAGTGTCAGGTGCGCTGGCAGCGATCAAGTCGCCTTTGGCATCGAAAATGGTGTCTGGGATGCCACCGCTGACTGTGGCTGGCACAAACTTGGTGCCGTTGTATTGAAGTACCTGGTTGGCAGACGCTCCGGTAGTGTCAATCTCGATGCCGTCCACCGTCAAAGCCGAGGTGGCTGTCGTGCCGGTGATCGTCGCAGACGCGGCCCCAACACCGTTGGTCACCGACACCGCGTTCGCTGACACGGTTCCTGTAGTTGTCAACGCTTGGAATTGGGGAGAGTCGGCGATACCAACAGCCTGTCCGATAGCGACCGTCGGCGACACTCCTTCGCCCGACCCGTTGGTGACCGTGACACCAGTACCGGCCTGCAACGTCGCCACATAGTCGCCGGTCGTCTTCGTACCGAGCGCAACAGAGTCGTTGCCGATGTTGCTTGAGGGGACGGTGCCAGACAGTTGTCCGGCAGGGATCGAGGTGAGTCCGGCCCCAGACCCGTTGAACTGTCCTGCGGAAGTAGAGATGTTGCCGGTCACCGAGATCGTGTTCGGAGTGTTCGCTGACGGCCCGCAGGCGACAACGATGCCACCGGTGTTGGTGTTCACTCGAGCGACATGGCCGACCACCTGAATCACGTCGGATGCACCGGTAGGACGGGTGCCGGTAATGCCACCGCCGGATGCAACATAAAGAGGCTGGTTGATGCTGTAGGCGTTGGTGTTCTGTCCGTCTAGGTCGCCGACGATGACCGCATGACCGTTCGCATTAGCGATGATGTCGCCGTCGGTGATGCCGATCGCAGGCATTTTCGCGCTGTTGGATGCGTCAGCTGGGGCGATCTCGGCGACCTGTGTTGAGCCGACGGTGCCGGTGATGTAGATGGGGGTGCCGTTCGGAATGGTGGAAGCAGTCGTGTTCTTCACATGGAAGTACACAAGGCCCGCCAAATCGCCGTGGATGTGCGGTGCGTACACGGTGCCGTCCACCGTCAGATCGGTGCTGAAATGCCCGTCTCCGGTCACGTCAAGGCTGTATGACGGGGTTGTGTCGTTGATGCCCACCCGATTGTTGGTGGCATCCACATACAGGGTGCCGGAGTCGACGTTCAACCCACCGAAAGCGACCGTGTCACCTGTGCCGACAGCCTGCCCAATAGCGATCGAAGGGGTTGACGTTTCGCCACCGGACCCGGTGACAGTCACCCCTGTGCCGCCAGTTACCCCAGCGACATAGTCGCCGGATGTTTCGGTGCCGAGCGTGATGTTGGGAGCCGCCCATTTGATCCCTGCCGCCTGTGTCGAGTCTGCGATCAGATACTGCCCGTCGGAGCCGACCGCCAGTCGTGCTGGGGTGTCGGCGGCGGTGCCAGCGATCAGGTCACCTTTGGCGTCGATGATGCTCTTGGTGATCGCATTGGGGTCTTGTTCGGATGACCAGCGGACACCGGACGCTTCAGCGGAGTCGGCGACGAGCACCTGATTGTTGGTGCCGACGGGGACACGGGTGTAGGCGTCAGGGCCGGTTCCGACCAGCAGGTCGCCTTTAGCGTCAAATGAGGTGGTGGTCGGGTCAACAGCCCATTTCAGGCCGGTGGTTTGGGTGGAGTCGGCGACGAGCACCTGTCCGTCTGTGCCGACAGCGAGCCTCGCGGGGATGTCTGCGCCGGTGGCTGTTAGCAGGTCGCCTTTCGCGTCCATGATCGTCTTGGAGATCGCGTTGGGGTCGGTTGTCTCGATGGGAGCCTGTGTGAATGACGGCTGTGCGAGGGACGGGGGGATAGTCATGTCAGGCTCCTTTCGTTCCTATTATGCCAGCACTCGGGTCAACCAGAAGGTTGCTGTAGCGGTTGCCGTTAGACCTGAGTTCTGGGTGATTGCCATATCCAAAGTGTCGCCGCCATTGAGGTAGACGCTAGAACCAACTTGGACTGGGGTTACGTTTCCGAAACTCAACAATAAAAAGCTTATGCCATTTACCCTGAAACGTATATTGGTACCTGTCGGATTTGCACTCCAATTTACTTGACCGCCAACTACATACAGACCGCCCATTCCTGATGGAACTGTAAGCGTTGTGCCGGAACCAGGGAAAAACCCGCTGTCATCAGAATCTTCAGTATCAAAACTGACGGCCACAGTCGTACTAGGACTAATTGTTTGTGTTGCGACCCGTCGCAATTTGACGTTGGGCTGGTTCAGGTACAACTCGAGTTCCCGATCGCGGTTCTCGAGCAGGTCTTTGTCCTGGTTGGCGACTGTCTCTAGGTCGTCGGCGCGGAACGTGTATGCGAACGGCATCTCAGTCCTCGCACATCAGGATGACACGCTTGACGCGACATTGTGTTAGCCCAAGGATCAGTTTGGCACCCATGCCTTTCTGGGCGTTGTCGATGTAGAAGCGTTCGGTGTTGTACACCCCATAAACGACAGTTGGCCCCAACGTAGTGGTGATCGTCGACGAGGTTCCTCCGGTGTAAGCCGCGAGGCTGTCGGTGTCCAAGATGCCTGTTGATCGGATACGGGCTGTCAAAGTGCTGTTTGTGTCACCAGACCATTCAATAATCGCGTGTTTGACGGTGAAAGGTTTGTTGTGCCAAAACTCGGGCAGGGTGACTGTCCCTGTCGGATAGCCGGTTGACCCTGATGCTGTGGATGCAGGCGAAAAGTCGTAGTCGGTATTTGTTGGGGCAGTCACGTTGTTGATGAGACGATAAAAGTTGATGTCGTATCCGTCTCCCGCGTCAGCCATCGCATACACGACGTACTCGGATTGTGCTTGCGGTCCGGGGCGACCCATGTGCATTTGGCTGACAGCGTTGCGTTCAATGCTGGGAGCAAAATCGCCGTCAAGTTGGGCGTGTCTCATCCATGTTCCGTCGGGGCGGCGCGTGTACGAACTTGTGCCGTTCTTTGTTAGAATGCCGATCTGCCCGTCAGCTGTGTTGAAACATCTGATTTGTTGCGGGCCACCGTCGGTGTTTAGACCTTCCACGATTTCGTAGTCAAGGGTAAAAGCGGGCTGGATGTTGGTGCCTTGTAGAACGTAGATGCGCCCATCAACATTACCGGACTGGCTGCTGTCAGGGAAGAACGCTTGGCGACCGACGATGATGGCGTCGCGCATCCCTTCAGGGGTGTTCGCTGACGACAACAGTTGTTGAATGGTCACAGACGAGCCGAGTACCCCAACGACGCTGAATAGGCCGGTAGTGCAGACGACAAGCAGGTCGTTGGAACGGGGCAACACATTCAGGATTTCGCCGGAGAACTCGTAATACTGGCTTGTCGACCATGTTGTCAGGTCGGTGTTCGAGTAGTACAAGCGTTTGGCGGTTGGGCCGTAGGCGACTGTCCGGTATCCATACGAAACGAGGTCGGTGATGCCTGTGCCACCGAGGACGGTTGAGACGCTCGTATCGGTGCCGCCGGTAGTGACGCTGCGAATGAACCCTGCGTTCGCCCCGTCCACCCGAACATAAAAGAACTTGGTGGACGCATTGTCGTAGGCGACCTTGCCTCCGATTTGCCCAGTCAAACTGGTGGTAGTCGCTGTGGGTGTCGGAAATACGGTTCCGTTGGCGACATCAAACTTGACCATTTTGGCGGTCCAGGTAGAACTGACATCCCATTGGCAGAACGAATAAATGTTTGTCCCGATGATCCATTGGTCGGGGATTTGTGCGCCGGTGCTGTTTGTGACGGCGGTTGCCGTGTATGCGAGCGTCGCCGTACCGTATGCCATCAGTTGCCCGTGAGGGTTGTTAGCAACATTCACACCGGAGAACGTGTTCTTCGGCAGGTTCGTGGAGCGTGGCCCCATGTACTCGCCACCAGAGAAGTCGTCGTAGACGATTTGGAAGGAACCCATCGGTTACTCCCAAGTGGCGTAGTCGCGGGCGCGAGTGAACTTGATGCGCCGTTTGATTGTCGTCCGATTGTCGTCGTTCATCGACTTCAGGAACGTGCCGTACTCCTGCAAGTACAGCGACGCTCGCTGTTCGTCTTGGCGTCGGGCTGCGCACAGATGGGAGGCGTAGGCGACAATCACCGAATGGTAGACGACCGGCATCAGAGGGCTGGACGAGTCGCTTGAAAGGGCTGGCTCAGACCGGAAGTAGTAGAGGGTGCCTGCGGTGGTGGTGGACGGAACCGGGACAATCTTGGCTTGGTTGCCGTAGATCGTCCACCCGTAAGTGCTGTTGTCCGACGTGGGGTCGAGGAACGTCTCGAGGGGAACCCATTCGGCGGGCGACGAGTTGATGACCAGCTCGTTGGCTCGCATGAAGTCTGATGGGAGGGTTGCGGCACCGTTCACCGTGTCAAACGACAGGCTGGCGGTCGAAGCAAGCCACCACCAGTCGCGCTCCATGCTCACCCGGTTTAGAGCGTCGTTCAGGCTGGTGTTGACGAACGTGTTCGTGATCAGGCCGTCAAGGCTGTTGCCGGAACCATCCGACTTGATGGCCAGCCGGTCTTTCACAGCGTTACGAAGTTCAAGTCTGTTCATCTCACACCACCATCACGCTGTACGACTGTGCGCCGTTGGAAATCAGTTTCACGTCGGAGGCTGTGCCGTCGCCGACCAGGCTGAGCGTCATGCCGATGCCAACCACATAGCAGTCGTCGCCGTTCACCGTCGGGGTAGGGACACCTTTGCTCGGGTCGCCGAACGTGAAGAAGATCGGGGAACCGGACGTGGTTCGGTTCGAGATGATGAGAAACGACACCGAGTCGCCAAACGACACCGTGTCCACCGTATTCGGTGTCAACACAGCGTGTTTCGCTTTGTTCACGGTGTATGAGGCCACTACTTGCCTTTCTCGTTCATGCTGTGGATCCGACGGTTGGAGCCTTCCAAGTGTCCCACATCGCGCACCAACGCCCAATGCAGTTTGTCGGCCAACTCCAACCTTTTCTCTTTCTCGGCGGTTTCGTGAGCGTCCCGAATCTGCTTGTTCTTCTTCATCAGGTCGTCGTGCAGGGCTTTACCCTTCTGCCAGTCACCCTCGATCAGTTTGACGATCAGCGTGTGGTCGCAGCGAGTGTGAGAACACGCCACATATGGGGTTCCCATCGCGTCGACCATCCACACCTCGAACCGTCCTGCCAGAGGGTTGAACATGAGGGATGCGGACGGATCGCCACGCCACCCGGATTCATCACCACGCTGGATACGGTTGGCGATGTCATACACGTCAAACGACACTTCTGCCATCTCGCCGCCACCGGCGACGTTGCCCATCAAATCTGCTGCACGAATCATGGTGTCATCCTAGACGAAAGGGCCGGTCACCTTTCGGCAACCGGCCCTAACGTTTGGGGGATTGTTTGGTCAGGCTCCGATGGCGTGGAACCGAACAGTCGTCGTGGAGACGTTGGTGGTGTTCGGAACCTCAGCCAACGGTGCGCCGTCGGTGGTGGTGTCCACCCAGAACAACTTGACCTTCGGACTCGAGGTCGAGCCGTCCCACGAAGGGACGTTGCCGTTCACGGTGGAAACTTCGAGCCAGTCGAGCCGGTTCACGCCGAGCTGTGCGAGAGTGACAGCCTCTCCACCCGTCGGGTACGACGAGTCGAAAGTGATGACACCGAACACTTCCTTGCGCGAACCGGGGACTTCCGGCCCGTAGGTGATGCTGACGGATGCGGCCATGTCAGATGCTCACCTCGGTGAGATCCTTGATGACGAAGTGGGCGTTGCGCTGCTTGCAGGCAAGTTCGCCGTACATGTACAGGGTCGCCTCGTACGCATCCTGGTCGGGCTTACGGTTCATCACCGCGCCGTCGAGGTCCATGAACTGGAAGCCGTCGCCCACCTGATGGAACACCAACACTTCGGGGTTCACACCGTACAGGCGGTTGTTCGGGCAGTCGAAGTCGGCGTACAGGGCCGTGGGAGCCTCGTCACCCTTGCCGGACACCGACGGGCTGTAGAACTGGATGCCCGCGTAGCCACCCTTCAACTGGGTCTGCTCCATGTTGCGCTTCAGGCTCAACAGCAGGTTGCTGATGGCCAGGTTCACGCCTTCGGCTGACACCAACAGGCTGGGCTTCTTGCCCGAGTTGGTGAGAACCTTCATGATGGAACCGGTGATGAGCGACTCGGTGACCGAACGGTTGGTACCCGAGTTGCTGTTGACGTACGCCTTCCACTTCGGCTGCGACGACGGGTCGATGGTGTGCAACACGGCGGTGTCGTCGACGATGGTCTGGAGGCCGGTCAACTCGATCTGTCCGTCGCCGGGCTGACCGCTGTTGTTGGACGCTCCACCGGCTCCGGCGCGGAACACGAAGTGGCTCGACGACGTGGTGACCGCAGCACCCGAGATGGCGATCGTCTTGTTCGTCTCGTCGACCGAGGTGACGGTACGAGCCGACGCGATCGTGGCGGGCGAAGCGACCGTTCCGATGTCCACGACCATGCCGCCGTCGAAGAACAGCTGACGCAGAGCGGTGGTTCCGGTGGTGGAAGCCAACACGACGGTGGTCGACGACGAGGTGGTGCCGCATTGGGCGATCACACCGTTGGACGTACCCCACAACTGGCGGTTCACGTCCTTCATCGCGTCCTTCTTGATGCCTTCCATTTCGGCGTCGAGCGCGTCGATGAAAGCACCACGGTCGGTGACAGCCTGCTTGATCGTCGGGCCGGACAGCTGGATGCGTCCGTAGACGTAGCGGACCGGAACCGGGACCGTCGCGTACGACTGGTTGGCGGCGGTGGGGAGGGTGCCGGACTCGGCGCGAGCACCGACACCGGACGAGCGACCCAAGTGGACGGCGTGACGGGCGATACGGCCCTGCACGGTGTCCTTGCGGGTTTCGACCTGCGAGAGAATGAAGTTCGCCTCGTTGAGGTTGTCGAGGTATTCCTTGTAGTCATCCTTCAGGATGGCATCGACTGTGGAGAGGGTTGCGGCCATGATGGTTTGCTTTCCGTGAGAGAGAATCTGATTGGGGGGAATCGGAACCTGTCTGAGCGGTAGCCGTCCGGCTGTCTCAACCCATCATCCAATGGGGGTACCTATGGGGTGAACCATCCGGTTCAGGTGTAAGCATACACACAAGTGTGCGGATGCTGTCAAGGGAATCGCCCCGTCTGACGCGGAGAGAGTAACGCATCAGACGGGGACATCAGCGGTCACCCAAAAGGATAAGGGTGCCTTCCCTTATGCTGACGTTACGTCACAGTCCGTTCTGTGCGAGGCGAGCCATCGCACGTTCACGGGGTGTCATCTGCTGTCCGTTCGGCGAGACGACCGGGACTCCGTTGACGATCGGCGCACCCATGCTCGCACCGGCTTCGGCGCGTCGGGTTGCGATCTGTTGCGCTTGCGCCAGAACTTGTTCCTCCACCTCACGAATGGCTGCGCTGAGGTCAAGGTCGGATCGCTTTGAGGCGGCCACAATGGCAGCCGTTGCGAGCGGGGTGTCCGGTGCGAGACCATGCTGGGTCAATGTCTCCTCGATCTGGCGTTCGTACTGCTGTTGTACCTGCGCCTGCTGGATCTGCTGGAACGACTCCTGCAACCGGGTCTGAACGAGCTGTTCCACCTGGTCGGGGGTCATACCGGCGTTGGTGCCGTCCGAGTACGCCTGCTGGGCGACCTGCGTGTTGATCGCCTGCTGTTGAGCAGGGGTGATGTAGGTGTCGAAGCGATCTCCGGCGAGGGTGCGAGCGTTGTCGACCATCCATCGGACTGCGGTTTCGGTGTCACCGGATGCGAAAGCGGTAGCAAACTCCTGTACCGCACGGGCGTCGTCGGGGTGCATACGTCCGAACGTCTGAACGAACGGCTTGTACCGTTCACGTTCCTTGATGCGGTCCTGCACCTCAGACTGGTATTTCTCTTGCCAGTTGATGTCGGCGGCAGGGGTTTCGGCAGGGGCTTCTCCTGTCGGGGTGGCATCCACCACGCCTTCGGGGGCGAAGTCGGTCATTGGGGCATCATCTCCTGAGGTACGCCGGGCTGGCCGGTCATTGCTTGGGGAACCATCGAACCGGCTGGCTCGTTGGCTTGCGGCAGGGCTTCGGACCCTGGCATCTGTTGCATCTGCGCCATCTGTTGCATCGCTTCTTCGGCGGCCATCGTCTGATGGGCTTGGATGTGCAGGTCGATCGTCTGACGCACTTCAGGGTTCGCAAGTTCGTATGCAGGGGATTTGCGTTCCCGGTTGTGTTGGGCGATGTGTTTGGCGTGGTCGTCGAAGTCGGCGGGCATGACGGGGACAGCCTGCATGAGCAGACCATTCTCCCATTCGGCTTTCGTGACATCCGGGTCGGTGGAACCGAGGAACCCTCGAGGGTCGGGGAGATCCAACATTCGCGCCAAAGCGGTTCCGTCCACATTCTGGAATGCCTGTGGAAACTGTTGGGCGAGGCTGGTGATAACCGACTGGGTGGCGATCTTGGAGCGGGGGGCGGTCGCATCCAAAGGCACTTTGACCTGCGGATATTCCTCAATGTCTTCGGCAGTCCACTCGAACTGGAGGGTGTTGCCTTGCGGGGTGGTGAGCGTCTGGGTGCGAACCATGCCCGACTGGGAGGCGTACGCCCGATACATCTGCAACGTCATCTTGCCGATCCGCGCCCACATCGCCGACTGGTTGCGGGCCATCGGGCCGAGCGGAGTGTCGTCCTTCTCGGCGAGCACCGACAACGCCAAACCGGAGTTGCGGTCGCCGGGGGCTTGACCTCGAGACACCGCATGGGTGAAGAAGATGTCGTCCATCTCTGCTTCCAGTTGGGCGGCTTCCATGCTGATCCAACGTGGCACGTCGGGGGCGGTCTGCCAATGCGGTTCGCCCAGCTCAGCGTTGTATTCCATCACGTCCGCAGGGTCGGTGGTGATGACATCGGAGTCTTCGATGGATCCGGCGGGGACCATCAGTCGGGCGTTCGCAGCCTTGCGCATATGCTCGAGGATGGTGGAGCGAGCACGGTTGTAGGCGTACTGGATGTCTCGAGCAGGGGTGAGGAGGGTGTGGCCGACCCATGTGCGCGGGATGCGTCGCTGGGTGAAGACAGCGAGGTTGAGGCTGGTGAACGGGAACGGCCAGCCTTGCCCGTCGCCATACGAATACACCTGCTTGTTGTTGACCACATGGACGACACAGCCCGGAGTCCGGTTGGTGGGACGTTCGTAGTAGCAGTAGACGAGGGTGAGGCGAGGCGGTTGGCCTTGCGGACGGCGCGACAGGAGGGTGCGATGCCGTGCCGACAGGGCGGCTTCGGCGTCCGGCACCGGATCCCAATCCAGATTGTACCGCTCTTTCACCTGCTCAGGGGGTAGAGCGACACAGCGAATCCAGTAGCGGGCCGACTCCACATCGGGGGAGCCGGGTTCCAAACAGAACTCGGAGATGCCCAACGGGGTGAGTCTCACACCACCGGCAGGGATGTCAATGCCGGTCACCGGGTCGGTGGCGACAACCTTGCCCAAACCGGGATCCCAGTCCACCGAGACGGCGGCGGCACCACCAAAAAGGGTCTGGAGCAGGGATTCTTCCCGGATCTCAGCCCAATCCTGTTCGTGTGCTTCGGACAACAACAGTTGCTCTTGGAGACGCTGACGGCGCAGGCTGGAGTCGTCGATACCGGACGGTTCCACTTCCCAGACGAGCGGAGAGCGGGTCATTCGGGCGATCAGGTTGGTGACGCGGGGGCCGAACTTGTCGACGGTGATACGGGTGAACCGTTCCGCTTCGGTCGCATAGTCAAGTTCTTGGACGATGTTACGGGTGTGATCCCACCAAACCCATTGGTGACCGCCGAAGTAGGAGGCGTTCATCCAATAGTCGCGTCGCTCTTTCAGCAGATACTGGTCGGCTTTGCTCCACAGGTTGATGACTTCCTGCGGTTTCGGTGGTTCCCGCG